CTTGTTGTCGCAGTGTCATATTCCCATGCAGGGTTGAGCTTGGATTGAATTTTCCCCTTAAACCAATAGTTAAGTACGCGATTAAGCAAGTCATTAAAGCCAGAAAGGTTAAGCGCAACCGAGGCAATATACTTATCTGCAATCGCCGTGCCGGTATCTTCCGACGTAAGCTCTACAAAATAGAAGCGTTTTAACTGCCATACAGCCCAATGATAGAACGTCAAATCAAAGCCAGTGCGCAGCGTTTCACCAACAACACCTTGCGGTATGCGATACGGTTGTATATACTTCTCGCCGTCAAACTGCAACTCCCAATCATACGAAAAGTCGGGGACTACGCTCTCATCAATCTTGATTTGAGTTTCAATAGTCCTCTCCCCCATCTCGTTTTTCGTGACAGTTGCTTGGCTAAGCGTCACGTATGATGGTAAGTTTAGTTCTTTGATGTCGTTTATCATTGTGGTAATAGGTTTTCGTCGTTCTTCGCCCGCGATGCGACGTTACTCAAACTCACAAAGGCTTGGCTTGTTTACGCGTATCTTAAACTCGACTTCTGCATAGTCGTATGTCACACCGTTCTTTATCATCAAGCTCTTTGCCGTCGTTATCGGGTAAGGATAACCAACAATCTTGTGGTGCTTGTAATCGTTGTAGAACGTTACCTGCTTGAATACTTCGATGTCGCTTCCTTGCTCCTCCGGCTCTGACAGTGACTTATTAAACGCTGCAATTTTCTTGTTCGCGTTATCCAAGTCACTGTTCTCTGCCAATACTACAAACTTAGCTGTGTAGTCAAATGCCTTGCGCGTAGTTTTCGGGTAAAGATTTTCTCCGCTCTGACCGGGGTACGTCGTTGTCTCAAAAGAGTTAATTTCAGCACCATAGACGGTATCTGAACTCTCATAGATAAATCCGTATGCGTCAAAGGCGTCTTTGATTTCTCCGTCGGCGATTTGTAATCTTACTCGTATCATAGTTTAGTTTAGGATTTAGTCCGGGTTGGATTTTTAATACCCATTCTGCGGGTCGCGGTTTTGGCACTTAGGTACTACGCATCTGTATTTTTGTAAGTCAAGCTGCAACGAGCCTTTTTCTTCCGTAAGTTGCAGGATTTTTGCGTTTTTCTCGTCGGTAATCTGCAATATCTGCGCGTTCTTGTCTCTAAGTACATTGGTCTGTTCTGCAAAACGCTCCTCTTTTTCTTTGAGTTGCTGCTGCAAAAACTCAATCTGTTCTTTGAGATTGTGAAACTCGTCTGTGTCGGCTTGCGCCTCTTTTATCCTGCCGTCTTGTTTTCGGTAAACCAAGAACTTCACAAATTCAAGTCCTCCGAGCGTCCCCAAAACGGTAATTAACATCTCCCAACTCATACCAACTCGCTCTCATATCTTGTAAATTCTACATTGTCATTACTGATAGCCGAGATGCTGTTGTCGCCAAAGATGTAAATCGGAACGCGAATAGGCTTAAAATACTCCTTTTCACAGCCGATAGACATTGTGCTGCCATTTGCAAAATAAAGCATTGGGATTAGAGCTTTTTCAGCATTAAGAGCCACATTGATGTGCCCTGTACAGTTGTGGAAAACGTAAGCCTGCAAGTCATTAAGTAACTCTCCGTGAAAATGCTTGTCAATGAAAATGCCAAACGAGGCAAGTTCTTCTTTGTCAAAGTTTTCACGTAAGAATCTAAGTGACGGATAATTACGTTCAAGCGACCAATCTATTGTCTGAACGTAATACATAATAGCACGCTCAACGTCCGGAAGTGTCTTAATCACTTCGATACCTTCTGCGCAAGCGTGATGCAAGCGCGCATCTCGCAAAAGTTTTTCTTTGAGTGCTTGTTCCATCGTATTAGTTTTAAGTTGCCACAAAAATAGAGAATATTTAACACCATAGCAAATTTTTATATAAAAAAGCGCGTGATGGGTTTGTGCCGTCACGCGCTTGATCGCTTAGGGTTGCGCACTCGCTTGCGTTGCGCTATCTCCTGCGCTTAATTATCCAAACGACGATATAACATATCACAACAAGAACAATCGCCACTGCGCAGAATATTCCAAAGTGATATAACGACTTCTGAAACTTCGATAGCTCCTTCTGAATTATTATCGGAACATCCACTGAATCACGCTTTTCTATAAATACGCTATCCGTGCGCAGCTTGTCCCGGTAAATCGTTCTGTATTTCTCGATAAACACCGTGTCTTGCTTTTCTTTTACCGATATGCTGTCACGAATGTAGACGCTATCCGTGTTGTAAACAAGCCTATCTCGATATTCAACTTTCGTCGTCTCGACGGGGACTTCTTTAATAACTCTGCATGATGCCGTAAGCACCATGCAGAGAATACAACAACAAAAAAGAGAAAATAAAGTGCGCCGTGTGCTTCCAGCATGACTGCGCAAAGAAAAAACATCCATGATTAGTCGTATTTTCCAAAGTAAAAATCAGCTTCAAACTTCCTGCGCCGTGCAAGCCCTGCAACGACACGACCACAAGATTTATCCCATCGCAAGAACTCATTGCGAAGCTCCGGATTGTTAGGGTTTTTAAGCAGAATATAAAGCAGCGAAGAGCCTTTGAGAGCAAACAGACCGACGTTGAAAGAGAACGATACAAGCGCGTCAAACTGACTCTGTGTTATTTTCACAGACTTTGTAAGGTTCGCTACACCAGTTTCAAATCTACCAAGGTCGGAATTGAATAACTCGATAGCTTTTTGAGCCGTGATTTTCTGATCAACGCTGACATCGCTCCCGGTATGCCCATAACCTATTGTTAAGACACCCGCTGCGTCTTTGTAAGCTGTAAGTTTGCAGCCCTCAAACTGACGCATATACATCTTCATTTTTTCGCTTGTTTTCATAAGCATTAGGTTTATTTTATTACTGTGGGTGGGGACTGCTCCCCACCCGGTTTGTTTAGGTTAGTTAGTCGTCAAAACGTAAGTCGTCTGTACACCGCGCTGCTTGATAACCTTGCCAAGCAATCCTGCCATGCTTTCGCAAGCCACCGCAGCTCTCTCACAGCGGTCTACCGTTGCTTGCGTGTTCGCTGCAATCTGCGGCAAATAAGCCAAATGCTCGTTCTGCAATTTCACCAAGTCAAGATACTCCGTGCTGATAGCCGGAACGGTCGGGTCGTAGTTAGCATTGCCACCGAGCAAAGATACAATTTTTGCGGTTTGTTCGGCAATATACGGAACATAAGAGATATAATAGTTCTGCGTATTGATACCTGCTGCCAAGCCGTTGATGCTTTCCTCGCTCGCCGTAGCAATGTCGCGCGAGATGCCCGTGAGGTCTGTATCTGAATCGCGCAAGCTGATGCCATACTTTTCGAGATACCTTGCAGCCATGTCAGATGCGTTCACCATGCCAGTGGTCTGTTCATCCATCATTTCAAGTAAGTTTTTCCACCACTCTTCGTTGTACTCATAACCAACTGTCGCGCTATCAATGTAATCAAAGATAGGCTGCAACTGCTTCTCCATAATCTTTGAAAATATCGAGTTTACGACCATGTTGTTAATCATGTCCTTAAACTTCGACTTAATCGCGTCAGTGGTGTTCGAGAACGACGCATAAGCATCCAGCCAAGCCTCCGCAAAGTCCGTCGCAGCAGAACCGATGTCGTTTCCGGTCAAGAACTCCGAAAACTTTGTTTCAAGTTTATCCAGTTCTTCTTGCGCATCTTTCATGCTTTCGATGTAACTGTTATAAGCGGACTTATCCATGTCCTTGCCTTTGGCTTTCTCCGCCTCCGCTTGTTTTCTGTAAGCCTCGACCTCTTGTTCAAGTAGATTTCTCTGCTGTTCCAAGTCGGTAAGATAGTCCGAGCCAAATGCCTTGTTCATCGCATCTTCGAGATTGTTGTACGCGCGCTGCAAATCACTAAGTAATTCAGACTGACGCTCAATCTCGTCGTTGTACTCTTTAAGACGCTTCTTGCGAGAGTAAGAGAACATCGTAGTAACAGCCGAAACCACTGCGGCAATAACAAGCATCCACCAACAAGCGGATTCGATAGCAACGACTATCGCCAGCGTCGCAGTAAGCACTGTGTTCACGGTTTCAAGCGATTCCGTCCAACTGTCTATCATCATGCCAAGCTCGCTGTCTTCGGCGACACCGAAAGCGTCAGCAATAGACTTAGCACTGTTGGCAAGACCCTGCATGAATGCAATAGATGCTTCTGTGGATTCCTTGAACTTCTTTACAGCCGCTAATTTATCATCTTCCGCTTCGGACTGTTGCTGTTCAGCATCTGTAACACCTTTCCCGGCTGCCTGCAACTCTTTTTCTGCCGCCGCAAGTTTCTCTTTAAGGTCAAGCAACTCGTCAGTCAAGCCAAGCTGTTTTTCAATGTTTGCTCCGTCTGTTGTTTCTGCAAGCTGTATCTCTTCCTCTTTTGCGGCGATGTCGTCTTTGAGGTTAGCAATCTTTTGGTCAATCGGAATACGCGCTTGCGAGAACTTTTTCTGTTCAGACAAGAGTGTTCTGTGTGCCGTGCGAGCATCTTTTACAGCATTGACATACTCTTTAATAGACTGACCCATCGCTTGGAACGGATTGCGCGAGTTGAGCTTGTTTTGCAGCTCTTCCAAACTGTTCACAAGTTCTTTAAGGCCAGTAATATCTTCCGTCCCTTGTTTTGCGGCAATAAGTTCTTTGAGCTTAGCAATTACTCGCTTGATTGTTGCCGTAGAAACCTTCTCCAAGTCACCAAATGCCTTGATATAATCATTCGAGTTTTTGAAAATCTCCACATCAAGTTTCGACAGCTGCTGCATCTCGCGGTCATAAGAAAGGTTCATAAGGTTAATCTTCTCTGTGTCCGAAAGATTTGTATTCTCCATGATTTCCTTTCGCCGCTGCTGTTCCTCGCGGATAACATCCGTCTCCTGCTGTTCGAGGCTTTTAGCCTTTTCAAGCTCCTTGTACCACGTCTGAATTTTCGCAGCGGATTCTTTAATACCGTTCTGCACCAACGTCTTAGCCAAGTCCTTGTTGCCCTCAATGAGCTTGTCCTTGTAGTCGTTGTAGATACGCAACAATTTAGAGTAGTCTACCTTGCCAGTCTTTGGGTCGATGGCTTGCTCAATCGGGATAGTCACGCTCTCATCGTTCGACTGAAACGCCGTCTGAATCTGCTCGACAATCTCCCGCTGCAAGTCGTCACCAGTACCGCCGTAGATAGATAGCGTCAAGTTTGCTGCAAGCGAGTAGTCATGCGTCTGCTCAAAAATCTTGTCGTAGAAGTCCTTTGCGGCTTTCGACTGCGCGATTTGCTCGGAGAGGGTTTTTAGCTTGGATTCCATGTCTTTCTGCAACTTATTAGTGCGGAAATCCGTCTGAGCATTAAACAACTCCTGCAAAAGCTCTTGATACTTTTTAATCATCCGGCTCTTTGTGTCCTTAGCCAAGATAGCCTGCACCCCAAGACCTTCCCAAAGCTTTCCACCCATCTTGTAGATACGCTTCTTTACTTCGGCAATAGCCTCGTCGTACCAGTCGACCAACTCCTGACGTGTACCATCGAGCGTCTTTACGTCAATTCCAAGCGATGCACCACGGTAGGTCATGATGTCTTGTTCTTGCCCAAGCGCCATGTTTTTCTGCATCGTCTTGTTCAAGTTTTCAACGCCTGCTTGGAAATCCTTCATGAACGCAGAGCGGTTTTTCATTAGGATAATCCACGGATCTTCACCGGAGCCACCGTGACCGTTATCTAACAAGTGAAAATTATAACGTTCTCCAAGCTTTGCCCATTCGTCAGACGCTTTGTTAAGCCATTCAACGAAATCGCTTATCTGCTTGTTTGCGGCGATTGCTGCAACGTTCTCTTGCAGTGCGTATTTCAAGCCTTCACGCTTCATCAGCAATGCAGCGTATTCCTTGTTATTGGTATCACCAAGCAACCTGTCGATATTCTCCTGAATACGCTCTCTTTGGTCTTGCGTTACGGCAAGCGCCATCTCACGCTGCAAAGACGTGTACTGCAATGCAACGCCGTTGAAACGTGCGTCGTTGATTGCGGTTTCAGTATCGGCAAGCTCTTTTTTCTTTTCCGCTTGCTCTTCGTCAAGTCTTGCTTGCTCTGCCGCAATCGTAGCATCGTTGATACCAACCGCTGCAATCTTTTTCTTGTCTTCCTCGATTGATTTTGTCGTAGACGCCCATTTGTCGTAGAGGGCAACTACGTCGGTCGTGTTCTGCAAGTCGCTTTCTGAAATCTTGTATCTTGAAATATAATCAGGGTCAATAATACCCTCCTTTTTGTTAATCATCAATCCTCCAAACGTTCCTTGTACATCCTTCGCCAGCGACGAAAGTCCCAACTGTGTTACACGCTCCTTAGCTGCGTTAGCAGCATCATACTCGGCCTCGGCAAGTTCTTTGACTTTCTTAATCTGCTTGTCGTACTCGGAGTTGGCGTTGATGAGCGCAGTAATCTGCGCTTGTTTTGTTTTTACAACACCTTCGCCGATGTCTTTCAGTTCAAGCTCCAAAGAACACATCTCCTCGTTCTGTTCAACTGAAAGCTCTCCACCGAGTGCTTGCAGTTCTGCGACGCGCTTACGCTTGTTTTCAATCTCCAAGATTTCATCGGAAAGCTGATTAACTTTTGCAAGGCGCGTCTCGTACTCCTTCGAGCCGTATGTCACGTTGTTCTGCATGATTTTTACAGCCTTCAAGCTCTTTTCTGCCGTGTCAAGCTTTCCTGCAATCGCAGCAATAATCTCGTCAGCAGAATTAAGCGAGCGCATATCGTTCTCAGTAAACAACGTCGGGAACTCTGACGTAATAATCGCTTTGATACCCTCAACGACCGCACCCATCGCCTCCGTGTTGACCGTCGGGATGATTTCAAGGTTGGCCCTCAGACGCTCTTTGTTGATAGCCTCAATGACAGCTTCCTTCTTCCAATCTTCCCATTCTTGCTCGGCTGCAACCTCGTCGATAGACATACGGATGGTCAACGGCTCTTCCTCGCTGTAAATATCAACGTACTTCTTAATCTCGTTCATAACCTCATTAAGGTCACGCTCGAAATCGTTCATCGTTACGCCACCCTCAAACGTCTTATTCATGAACGCCGTAGTGATTCGGTTAATCTCGTTGTAGTTAGCAATGATTCGCTTTGTGTACTGATACTCGGATTCATTTCTTCGCTTCTGAGAGATGGCCAACTTTGCGTCTACGCCGATTCTCTGAGATAACATTTTGTATGAATCCAAGTCGGTAGCTTTCAAGTTATCAACGTAAACTCGCATACGCTCCAAGTCGTCAGAAAAATCCTTGTTTACGGTGAGCTTAGACCAAGAACGTGACAGGTCTTTCATATCCTCGGCCAAGTTTTCTCCAAAGATTGCCCAACCCATAATCTCACCCTGATACTCCGTGTTGGCAAGCGCGATACCCATAGCGATTTTTTTCGTAAGGTCGTTGACTTCTTTAAGCTTAGCTATCCACTTATCAACAACCTCGTCAATATTATCCTTGTCAAGTACCGAAACATCAATCTGATACTTCAATCCGAACTTATCAAGAATCTTCAAAATTTGCTGTAACTGCTCGCGCTTGTCCTTAAAGTTGGCCGCTGCAAACTCTTCCTCAGTCTGTGTCGCTGCTTTTGTGGCCACTTTGAGCGTATTGTATGCCGCCTCGATGCGGTCAAGCTCCAACTGCGTTTCTTTGTATCGGTCGTTGACCTTCTTGATGGCTGCTTCGCGGTCGGCGGATGCTTTGTTGTAGTCAGCTATTAGCTCGAAGCCGGCTGTAAGCACGGCAATCGGCCAAAATGTCTTTAGCGCTGTTCCGACTTTTTTCAACGTGTACCACAAACCTACAAATTTTGCTTGAACATTGGCTGCCAAAACCTGCACCTTATTCATGCCCTGAATCTGCGCAAGCTGCTCTCTTGTATAAATTTTCTGAGCAATAAGCGCCTCCGCAAGTGCTCGTTTTTCTTTTGCAAGACGTGCAACTCTGATGCCAGTCGCGGAGTTAATCTTGTTTCGGACAATATACTCCTCCCACTCTGCCTGCGTTAACTCTGTTTCACGAGCAATCGCCAAAACCTGTTCAAGTCGTAGCTTTGTGTATAAGCTAGTCTTTCGAGCTATCTCTGCATTGTGGCGTTTCTGAGCCAAAATGTCGTTGTACGCCTGCTTTGATTGCAGATTGTAAAGAGGCACCAGCCCGTTCATCGCCGCCTTATAAGTCAAGAAACCAATAGTGCTCGTTTGAATAATGCTCGCCAGCGCAGTCCAGTGATTCATCAAGTCAGAAATGGCTTGAATCATCGACTTCATCGCAGAATTTATTTCGGCTGTATTACCGATTTCGTTGTACATAATGCTTGCAGCATCGCCCAGCTTCGCCCACATACCGTAGAGCGTCTGTGACTGCTTTTCCTGCATATTGTAGAACATACCTCCGGCATCGGTCATATCCTTGAATATCTCCTCGACCATTCCAAAAGAAACAAGTCGCTTAGATACTCTATCCATAACCTGCTCGGCAGAAACCGTTCTACCTTCAAGTAGCGTGAACTTCTCTGCAAGTAACTCAACAAGCGGAATACCAGCCTCCGTTGCTTGTCTGATTTCTGAGGCGCGCAAATAACCTGCTGCTTTCACCTGACCATAGAACAGCACAAGTCGTTGCATATCTACACCCAAACCGACAGAAACATCTGCCAGTCGCTTAGTCGTGTCAAATAGTTTATCCGTCTCGATACGATATGCGGCAACCTGCTTGGTGTAAGTCACCAAGTCCATAATCTTCAACGGAGATTTGAGCGCGAATGCTTTGATGTCCGCAAAGAGTGAGTTTGCCTTAGTTTGGTCTTGAATAATCGCACCCAGTGATACGCGCTGTAACTCAAACTGCGCGGTTACTTCGCGGACGTTCTTCAAGAAACCCATCAACGCACCGAAAGAGGCATACACGGCCATACGTCGGATAAGTCTATCGACGTAAGTTTCCTGACGGCGATACTCGTCTGACACTTTCTTTACCGATGCCTCATGCTGCTTGTTTTTTACTTCCGCCGTGCCTGTCAGTTCTTTTACCTTTGCTTGGGCTTTTTCAAGCTCAGTCGAAAGTCGCTTGACTTCTTCTGCAATGCGCAAGAACTTAGCGCTGCCCATGTCGCTGTGCTGCAATCTCTGCTGCTGCACCTGCAACTTAGCGGTAATCGCCGCAACGGTCGTCTCCTGCGCTGCGAGGATTTTTCTGATGCGGTCGTTCTCTGCGCGTTTCTGCTTGATAGCGTCCAGCTCTGCCTTATGCTGCGCCTTGATACGCGCTTGTTCCTGCTGGCGCTGCTTGATTGTCGCCGTGATTTCCTTCTCACGCTGGAGCTGTGCATCTGCCGCAGTCAGCACCATGTCGTTCATCTCCTTCTGTATCTGCTGACGCTGTTTTAGCAAGCTGTTTGCAGCCGAAGAAAGCGTACCATCGGTGTTGAATACGCCACCGCTCTGACGCAGTTTGTTGAACTGAATTTCAATGTCGTTAAGCTGTTCTCTGTAC